CAATGTCGGCAATTGAAAAATCCCGCATGGATATGGCAACCGATGCTGCCCAAGCCCGCGCGTCTATCCGGTTTGATATGGCGCAATTGATTGCCGCACTGGATAAGCGCATCACCTTGCTTGAGAAGGGGAAATAAATGGACCTTTTGAAGAATTTTGGACCCCTGCTTGGTCAACTGGCCCCGTCTATCGCCACGGCGCTGGGTGGCCCGCTGGCTGGCGTTGCCATGAAAACCCTGTCCAGCGCCCTGTTTGGGCATGAGGACGGCACCGAGGAGCAGATCTCTGAGGCAATGGCGTCCGCCACGCCTGACCAGCTTGCGGCCATCAAAAAGATCGACACCGACTTCAAAGTGCAGATGAAGTCGCTCGATATTGATCTTGAGCGCATTTCTGCCGGGGACCGTGATAGCGCCCGGCAGATGCAGCGTGAGACGAAGGACTGGGTTCCCAAGGTTCTTGCCATCGTCATCACGCTTGGGTTTTTTGGCATCCTAATCTGGATGCTTCTCAATGGAATGCCAAAGACAGGCACGGAGGCGCTTCTGATGATGTTGGGCGCTCTGGGGACGGCGTGGACTGGAGTGGTCAACTTCTATTACGGCTCGTCCGCTGGCTCCAAGGCGAAGAACGACCTACTTGCTGCAAAGGACAAATGACATGCAAGAGAATTGGGACGCCAGCTTTGAGATGGTGCTGAAGCACGAGGGCGGCTACGTCAACGATCCGCGCGACCCCGGCGGACGCACCAACTTGGGCGTCACGCAGCGGGCGTGGGAGGGCTATCTCAACCGCTCCGTCACTGAGGTTGAGATGCGCGGCTTGACGCCCGAGGCGGTAAAGCCCTTCTACAAGTCCATGTATTGGGACAAAATTAAGGGTGACCAGCTCCCGGCGGGCGTGGACTATGCCGCCTATGATCTCGCTGTGAATAGCGGCACGGGCCGGGCGGCGAAATATCTTCAGCAAATTGCGGGAATGCTGCCTGACGGGGTCATTGGCCCCAAGTCGCTGGAGGCGATCAAGGCATGTGATCCTGAGCAAACGGTTCAGGCCCTTTGCAATATGCGCCTTGATTTCCTCAAGCGCCTGCCGACATTTGATACCTTCGGCAAGGGCTGGAGCCGCCGCGTGGCCGAGGTCAAGGACAAAGCCTCTGGCATGGCGTAATCCGCTCGTCGGTGGTATAAAGGGCGGATCACGGGGTTAGCTATGACCACAGGCCTCACATATTCCACCTACGTTACCCAAATTGCCACGATGGCTGTCGTGGCAGAAACCGACCCCGCATTCGTCACGATCTTGCCCCAGATGATCACCTACGCCGAGAACCGGATGTACCGTGACATCGATTTTATGTTTACGTCCACATCCCTGCACGGCGTCAGTTTTGTTTTGACGCCCGGCAACAGAAACTTGTCTTTCAACATAGACTTGGCGTCTAACTTAGACGCGGCCTCAGGCACGTTTGTTGTCAGCGAGCAGATCAATCTTCTGACGGATGCTGCGGGCAATGCGGCATCCACCACAAACCCGGATGCTTGCGTCCGTAATCCGCTTCTGCCCACAACGAAAGAGTTCCTTGACGCTGTTTACGGGTCGTCTTTGACTGCAAATTTGGGCAGGCCCCAGTATTTTGTGCCGTTTAATGAGACGCTGTTCTTCGTCGGCCCGGTGCCGGATCAGGCCTATCCGGTCGAGGTTGTGGGTACTTACCGCCCGAACAGTCTCTCAGCGACAAACACAACGACCTTCATCAGCCAATATTTGCCAGATGTCTTCATCATGGCCTCAATGATCTACATCAGCGCCTACCAGCGCAATTTTGGGCGCCTGAATGATGACCCGCAGATGGCCATCACATACGAGAGCCAGTATCAGGTCCTCCTCAAAAGCGCCGTCGTTGAAGAGGCCCGCAAGAAATTCGACGCCGCCGGGTGGTCCTCGCAGTCGCCTGCCACTGTCGCCACGCCGACGAGGGGGTAACCCATGCCCCACAGCGCACTCAAGCTTCTCCCGGGCGTGGACGTTAACAAGACGCCCGCCCTCAACGAGGCCGCCATCTCTGAAAGTCAGCTTGTCCGGTTCATTCCTGACAGGACATTGGGCGGCTTGGTGCAAAAGCTGGGCGGCTGGACAAGGTTCTACTCCGCCAAAATCGGCTCCACTGTCCGCGCCTTGTGGGCGTGGGAGGACACCAACGCCAACTCCTACTTGGCCGTTGGGGCTGACGGCATAGCCCCTATTGTTGTGACAGGCGCCAGCTCTACGACTGCTGGCGGCCTGACCGTAACGGGTGCCTCTGGCACCGGGACGACCGCAACACTGACCTTTTCGGGCGCCTACATCTTCATTGTCGGCAGCACGATCACTGTCTCAGGGATGACGCCCAGTGGCTACAACGGCAACTATACGGTAACCGCATCTGGTTCCGGCACTGTCTCTTATGCCAATGCTACCACTGGTTTCACGACTGCGGGCAAGATCGGCGCAACTGCCACGCTTACCTTTGCGGGTTCATTCATCTTTACGGTTGGCAAAAGCATTACGGTCACTGGCGTTAACCCAAACGGGTACAACGGGATCTTTACGATTACTGCCGCCACGACTACCAGTGTCTCTTACTTCGTGACATCAACCCCCGGAACCTATGTGTCTGGGGGCCTGATTACGGGTGGCGGAAACGCCCTTGGGGTAATTACTTCTGGCGGCAGTCAAGACATCACGCCTGAGCGGATTATCGCCAACGTCGCCGTCAACTTTAGCACCACATCTGGCAGCAATGCAGTAGTGGTAGTTGATACTGGCCGCCGTACGAACAGCTACTATGTCGTCGATATACAGACCCAAGTCAGCATTGGCGGCATCGTTCTTTTCGGGCAATACGCAGTCAGCAACCCAACCGGGGATGCCAGCCAGTACACGATCTACGCCGATGCCCTTGCGACATCGACCGTTTCCAATGGTGGCGCAGTCCCCATGTATACAACCGCTTCTGGTCTCAGCTCCATCAATGTGAAGTTGGACAACCACGGCTACATCGCTGGCGACACGTTTCCGGCCCTCATCGCTACGCTGGTTGGCGGCGTCACGATATACGGCAACTACACCGTCACCGCCTACGTTGATGCAAACAACTTCACGATTGCTGGTTCTGCTACCGCCACGTCGACGGCTACCGGATCTGAAAACTCAGGCCAAGTCCATTTCGTCTATTACAATGGCGTGGGGCCTTCGCCTCCCGGCCTAGGGTATGGCTCTGCGGGCTACGGCCTTTACGGTTACGGCGGTTACGTCCCGGCTCAATACCGGGGCGTTCCGATCAATGCGATTGACTGGACCATTGATAATTGGGGCTCGACCCTGATTGCCAACCCACTCAGCGGCCCGATTTACCAATGGAACCCCACTGTTGCGAATGCCGTCGCCAACATCATTGTCGCCGCGCCGCCGGTCAATCAGGGCGTGTTCGTCGCCATGCCCCAAAGGCAGATCATTGCGTGGGGCTCTACCTTTACCGGCATCATTGACCCGATGCTAATCCGCTGGTGCGACGTTAACAATTACGATGAGTGGACTGCCAGCATCACCAATCAGGCGGGCAGCTACCGCATTCCCAAGGGTTCGCGCATCGTTCAGGGCATTCAGGGGCCCCAGCAGGGTCTCCTTTGGACTGATCTTGGCATCTGGGCTATGCAGTACGTCGGCCTCCCCTACGTCTACCAGTTCAACGAACTGGGCACGGGCTGCGGCCTAATTGGCCGCAAGGCCGCCGGTTCAATGAACGGTATCGTCTATTGGATGGGCCAGAGCCAGTTCTACCGCCTCGCCGGAAACGGTGTTGAGCCAATCAAGTGCCCGGTTTGGGACGTGGTCTTTCAGGATCTGGACACCACCAATCTCGACCGGATCAGGATTGCCCCCAATTCCCGCTTCGGCGAAATCACTTGGTACTTCCCCACAAACAGCAATGGTGGGGAAAACTACGGCTATGTGAAGTACAACAT